CAGACCTCAAACGAAAAGTACGTGTTGCGGCTATCCTTGGAACTTTACAGGCTACCTTAACTGACTTCCGTTACCTACGTAAGGTATGGAAGAACAACACGGAGGAAGAAGCATTACTAGGAGTATCACTTACAGGTATCATGGATCACCCAACACTATCAGGAAGGAGAGATAAAGGTGTTCTTAAGACATGGCTCACAGAGCTTAAAGAAGAAGCTATCGAAACTAATGCCAGATGGGCCGACGCTCTTGGTATTAATCGTTCTACTGCTATTACCGCTGTTAAGCCTAGCGGTACAGTCTCTCAGCTGGTTGATAGCGCCAGTGGAATCCACCCTCGTTACTCCTCCCGTTACATACGACGAGTAAGAGCTGATGCAAGAGACCCACTGTGTGCCGTCCTAGAGGCCGCAGGAGTGCCTGTAGAGGACGATGTAATGTCACCCAGTACCAAGGTATTCTCCTTCCCTATTAAGTCTCCTGACGGGGCTGTAGTGGCCTCTGAGATGGGTGCCATGGAGCAATTAGAACTATGGGAGATCTATCAGGACTACTGGTGTGAACACAAACCATCAATGACTTGTTACTATCGTGACGATGAGTTCTTAGAAGTAGGGCAATGGTTGTACAACAAGTTCGACAAGATAAGCGGAGTATCGTTCCTCCCTTATTCCGAACACACGTATCAACAAGCGCCGTATGAACCCATCGACGAAGAGACCTATGAGAAGCTGAAGGAGGAATTCCCAGAGACGATTGATTGGAACATCTCTGAGAACTCTGACATGACGGAAGGGTCTCAACAGTTAGCCTGTACTGGGAATAACTGTGAGCTGTAACTTATGGGGCTTCGGCCCCTTTTTTATTAGTCTCCAAACACACCCTTCAACGTCTTACCTACTACAGGTAAAGCGTATATAGTCTCATCTGGTAGTACGTCTCCCTTCCTAGCTGCATCAGATATATCTTCTAACACAGCGGCGGGCAGCGTAGCCCCAATAGGGGGCATCGTATTCAATAGCATAGCATGTGCTGGGTCTTCCATGAACTTAGCGTAGCCATAGTCATTAGCACCCATTGCACCAAATGTAAGTACTGATCCTATCTGATATAGTGCACCATAAGCAGCCTCTTTAGGGTCAGGAGCCTCACCTTTAATAACCTGACGAGCTTCGTTAACCAGACCGTACCCGCCACCAGATAACACAAGGTACTTCATGGCGTTTGTTAAAGCTTCCTTCTTGTTACCTTGTCGCCATTCTCTAATGATACGTCTTTCCATTAAGTCAAACTGCTTAATAGCAAAACCCTTAAGCATGTAAAACAAACGAGCATTGGGATTAGCAAGACCAAAAGATGTTTGAGCGGCTGGGTTAATAGGCTGTAGTCTGAACAAGTCAAACATAACAAGATCACGTACTAGCTCACTGTCAACATTGTTAGCCGCAATGTCACGCTTTAGTTGATCTATTTCACCGCGACTAAAGCTATGCTTCCACTTCTCATCGAACTTACCAGACCTGATATCTTGCTTTGCTTTATTAAAAGAAGCACCCATAATACGGCTTTTACCAAACTTATCTAATTTAGCAAAGCCTGATGCATTCATGGACCAACGCAGTAAGTCTTCGCTGGCATTAGCAAGTTTTTGAATAAACGAAGGTCCAAGAGTAGGATCTCCTTTGTTAGCACGGCGTACAAAGTCACCAAAAACTTGTTGACCTAAACCTACATCATCGGCAGAAAAGCGTATGCCATTCCTACTAAATACAGCTTTTACTACGTTGCCTACTCCTAACTCAAATGAAGCGTTAAACAAATCATGTATGTTCATCAACGCACCGTAAGGGTTAGCAATAGTACCTACATAGCCAAGAGAACGTATCATATCCAGCTCTTGAGCCATACCTCTGTTAGCATTAACACCTAGATCATCTAGTATTTCGACAGCGTTTTTTATTTGAACATCACTAAGTCCTTCTGCTTCTAGTGCTTCACGTATAATTTTTTCATCAAACAACTTAAAAGAATCAGTCTCTATTTTAGCTAATGCCTCAATAGCAGTCATTTCTCCTGATTCTACCTTTTTACGTAAAGCCTTAGGAAGATCCTTAAGATCAGGAGCAACAAGAGGAGCACCGGATGTACGTAAACCTAGTTGCTTACCTAACTCCATACGTGTCAGCGTTTCTCGTTGCCAACGCCAGTGAGAGTCGAAGATGTTTACATACTCTAGCTGTTCACCTTCTGGCTTCTCACGTTCCTTAGCCATCTCTTTACGCTTACGTGCTTTACTTGCGTCATCTTCTGCTTTTGACGCTGCTCTCGCTCTGTTAATACGTAGGCTTACATCATCATCCATTGACCTAACTGCTGAGTGCATCCATATATCAGACAACACACCCTTAGTTACGTCACGACGATAGCGTTGGTTGAAGGCTACGTTGTCATCAAGAAAGCGTTGAAGCCTATCACCTGCTCCTTCTCCTATCTTCTTGTTAGCGTAAGCTTTGGCACGATTCAGTGCACCTTGAGCGGCTTTAGCACCTAGTCGTTGAGCGTTAACAGCATCCAACATCATGTCATTAAACGTAACGTCATCAGCAAGAGTACGAAGATCTTCCATACCTTTCCATATATGATCAAGTTCTGCTTGACCACGCACAACTCTATTCATACCTCTAACAATACGCTGTGAAAAAGCTTTACCCACTACTGTTTCAGCAAGCGTAGCAAGAGGAGAAGCAAGACGACGAAACTTAACAATAGCATCTTGAGCTGCTGGGATTGTTTTATTAGCGTCTATTGCAAAACGACCAGCTACATTGTCAAGAAGATCACGACGATAAGCGTTAAGGTCATCAACGTCTACAAACCCACGAGTAGAATCTTTTCGTAGTTGTTTTATTCTTTTATTCTTACCAATAATTTTGTTTAGCTGTTTGTTACTAACGCCCATCTCACTACCAAAGTTAAGAAGACGGATGTTAAAGTTACCTAGCTTATTAGGATCGACACCTTGACGACCTAGTGCATCAGCAAGAAATTCAGTTTCTCTAATGATTAGTTGATCTACTACTTCGTCGTCAGTAAGTTGAGCATCAGGACGTACTACCCTCTTCTCAGAAGAAACTGCTTGTTGAAGAGCTGATGTTTGTTGTGAATTAAGAGACTCAGCGTCCACTGACTTTCTTATAAAAGAAGGATCAAAAACAGACTCAATAATTTTACCGCCTACAAAACCAGCGCCTGCGCCTGTAACACCATACAGTCCTCGTTCTTCAGCAGTTTTACCAGAACCTACGCCATAAGCCCATCCTTCAACAGCACCCTGCTGAGGTAACTTAACAATACCTGCTTTTCCTAACGCTGCTGCCGTCATAACCCCGCCCGGAACAATACCTATTCCTTCAGCCAGTGCACCTGCGCCGGGGTTTAGGTATCTAAATTCTTCCCGCTCTTTATCAATCCTGTCTTTTTCTACGCTATAAGAAGTGCCCTTTTCTTTAGAGGCTACAAAAGCTTCAAGCTCATCAGCAGCTTGCAAAGTAAGACCGCCCATTACTTCACGAGCAAAGCCACGAGAATCTTTTTCTTCTTCGTCTAGCTGTGCTTGTATAGATTTTTTTAAATCGTCAGAAAAACTAGAGGGTATAACCTCTTCTGGTATGTTGGATTGTTCTTTGTATTGAGAAAGTCTTTCTTCAAAATCATAGTCTTCAATACTTTTTACAAGAGAATCAGAAAGTTTTATTCCTAAATCTTTTACAACACCACCAATATCAGAACGCTTAACATCACCTATACGTGGCCCTCTAGCAGCCTCAAACTCTTCACGAGTCATCCCATAAGTACCCATAGGACTTATTTCTTTTCGTAAAGGAGTAAGAACCTCAGAGACTGGATCAGGTGTTACAGTGGTAGCTACAGGACGTTTGTCTAAATCTACATTTTGAGTATAAGGATTATATCCTTGAGCAGAACCAGCGCTAGGTACGTTGACTGAAGGAACAGAAGGTCTTGATCTAGACATTAAATCAGTGAGTGTAACGTCAGGCTGATCGATAGTTACATTAGGGACGCTGACAGAAGGCAACTCCTTAGTATCTAAAGCATACCTAGCCCTATCGACCAACTGCTTAAACATACTAGGAGTTTTACTAAAGTCTGTATCAAACTCATCACCGGGTTTAACAAAGAACTCTATCTTTCTAACGTCTTGCTGAGGAGCAACACCAATAAGTTTACGAGCTTCTGCTTCTTCTATTTTTAAAACACTAGCTACATCTCTAAAACTAGCGCCAGCATCAATCGCCCGCCTAACAAGATCAGGAATTTTATCGGCATCAAACCTAGACTTTTCGGACTCAGAATCTTTTTGATTTGTAATATCTTTTTTTGACATTTAAACCCCACTAAAAAGTATTCATTCTATTACGACGCACAGCCTTTGCTCTTATTTCGTCTAACAGTCTTTCAGCCTCTTCTCGTGATACATTGTTTTGTTTCATTATTCCTTGAATATTCGCTTCTCGTTGATCAGCTAACTCTTGTTCTCTAGCCGAAATAGCCTCCGACTGCTCTTGACCAGGTATTAGTTTACGCATGCCCGACATACCAACATCAATAAGTTGTTGATCAGTAGCATTAGGATTTGTTTGTAAATACAACGCCGCCTGACTTTCAAACCTATTTCTTTCGGAATCGGACATATCACCTAAAGCATCTGCCATATCGCTGCCTTGCCAGAACCAAGTCTTACTTTTTCTAGCTTCAATGTCATCTATTAAAGTACCAACTCTTATTTTTGCTGCCTTCTCTCCAGTACGTAACGTAACCTGCCTATCAACTTCTGTATCCACAGCAGTCATAAGATTTTTAACAAGCCTATTTCTTTCAGTGCGTAGTAAACCAGACTCAGGATCGTTTAATTTATTAAAGCTGTCTACTACTTGTGGATTCTCTTGTAAAATAGGATTACTTTTGATTTGATCGATGTAGTATTGTGATAGCTTACCTTCAGTCATAGCTATTTCTCTACCATCTTTACGGTTTTGGAGTGTATTAGCCGACTCTAATATTTCTGACTGAAGACGAGGAGCGACAGTTACTGTTTTACCACCAATAACTACACTCTCTGGAACCTCTGTAGCTCCTGTGGCTACCATTTGCCCAGCAATAGCATTTGTTATCAAGTTATCCTGAGCTACTTGTTGATTAGTAATATACGTAGCTTTTTTTGCTGTAAGAATAGCGGCCTTTTCTAGTTCACCTGCCGAAGTTAGTTGGGCAATAGCAAGGTCAAAACGCTCTAAAGGAGTAGCAGAAGCTAGTTGTTCTTGCATACGTCTTCTAGCAGGAGCAGCACCTATCTGCTGTGCAGCAGTAAACAACCCCTTACCAAAAGAAGGTTGCGCCATTTGCTGTAAAAACTGCTTACCAAATGTAGCCATGCTTAATCTCCTTCTGCTGATGTTGCTCTATCGTAAATGTTTCCTAGGATATCTAAGAAACCTGTACCTCCAGTGTTTCTAGTACCAAACAGTCCTGACAACAGACCAGTACCTGCCTCACCCATGAGGTTAGCTTGACCAAGACTTGACGCAAGCAGTGCATCGATACCTGACGCAGTAGCTTCACCAAATAACCCTGTACCGTACAACTGAGCTTGCTGTTGTGCAGCCGCAGCAGTCTGACCGGGTTGGAAAGCAGCTAACATCTGAGCTTGAGGTACATAACCAGCACCTAAGTACTGTTGACCCAGTGCAGCTAGTCCTGCTTGTTCTTGACGTGCCTGTTGTGCCGCACCTAAACGAGCCTGAGCCAATTGCTGTGCTTGCGCTTTCTGCATAGCCAACGCTTCAGGTGTACCACCAAACTCTGCTGTACGTACACCAAGACGACCCTGTGCAGCTAATCGCTCTTCAAGACCAAGCTGTTGTGCTCGTTGCTCTGGTGCTAAAGCTTCTGAGATTTGACCGTAGATCTCTTCTTCACGAAGTCTAGGATCAGCCTGAGCTTGTGTAAAGAAGTCACCAGCACCACCAAACATTTGTTGTTGGAATGCTAACTCTTCAGGTGACATAGCCATCGTGTACTGGCCATCAGGACCAGCCATGAACTGACCACCTGTAGCAGTAGTGACAGTGTAAGGTCTAAAGGCCGCTTGTTCCATCTGGGTTGTTGCTAAGTCCTGACCCAGTTGAAGCCCACGCTCTCCTATACCACCTAGTCGGTTATAAGCATTAAGCAAAAGACCAATACCTGCTAGACCTTGGGCACCGCCTCCTTGCAAAAAGTCTCTTATGTCACCTAAAGTTTCACTACCAAAAAGAGGACCACCGCCTGTAGTTTCTTCTTCGTCCATTATAAATCTCCGCGATTAAACTGTTTTGCCTATTAAGGCTTGTACATTAATTTCTTGTAAAGACAAAGGAAACCCACTAATGTCAGCCTCCAGACCAATAACAACAGTAGATCCATTGCCTACTGCGTTTAAACTTCTTTGTGTTGTCAACGCACCGCCTGTAAACTCAGCTGATGTTGCGGGTGTTAGTGTTGATAAATCTGTAAACGCACCGTTTATATAAACATAGTACGTATCGGTGTCTGTATCAAAGTAACTGTCACCGTTAAGAAGAGCACCACCGCCAGAACCTACGGTTGGAGCTGTAGTAAATTCTCCAAGATACTGATCAACTTCGTAGTACCCCTTTGATCCGTCGGAAAACAAAACACCATTATCATCTGACGTAAATGTAGATGTTATGCCGTAACCAGACAGCTCTGAATAACTAACGTACTCATCTACCCCAAAGTAAGCAGGTGTTTGATTACCTACTGTAAACTCTGTTGTTCGGTACGTTGTGTCAAAGTCATACGCAAACTTCATAAACACAGTTGAGCTGTTAGCGCCAACCAAAGTAGGTTTAATCTTTTTAAGTATCTTTAACTTTGATATGTCACCAAAAGTAAGACTAGGGCTGTAGTATCTAAACCGATATGGATCACCGTTATCAGAGTAACCGCCGTAGCTACTTATACCTAACGATGTTCCTACGTACAAGTCACCATTTTCTAAGCGCTCATAACAAGTAAACACTGAGCCGGGCCAAAGCGTTACTCTAAACGAACCGTCTTCTAACTGTCCTCGAAGGTCAAAACAATACGTTGTTTGTTGTCCTACGAATGTAAGAAGATAAAAGTTTTCTTCAGGGCTGTATACAGAACGATAGTAGCTTGTTTCATTTTGCAATAACGCTGTAATGTCTCTTGTGATTGTCTTAGACAACGTGCTAATAGGCATAGACTTTTGTTGTATTGTACGCCCAAAGCTACGCAGTCCAGTATGTGACAAGAACAACACGTCTGTACCTGTATGTTGTACAGTGTCACGATCAACACAGCCTACACCTGCA